CCCCTCTCCCCACACGATCTTGCCGCCGCAATTCTCGATGGCTGCGCTGATCTTGGCGCATTCGTCCCGTGCGTCTTCAATGTGGTTGCCGGGGAACGCCATCTGCCACGCCTCAACCAGCGGATCGACCGGCTTGGGGAGGATGAAGCAGCGCAATCGGTCAGCAGCCTTGCGGCCAGCTTCATCACTGTTGCCCACCCAAGTTTCGATAAGGGGTATGGCGTACCCCACCGCATCGCTCACCTCCTGCTTGTAGGCAGCGAACTCGTCGAGGGTGGTGGCGACTGCTATGATCGATGCTTTCTCTGAAATATCGCCATCCGCATATTCCTGCGCATCCTCCCAATCACGATACCCCGCCTTCCGAGCGGCTTCGTCTAGGGACTCTTGGGTGGGGTGGGTCATGCTGCACCTCTTGCTTTGGCGATGGCTGCGCGGGCCTTGTTCAGCCAAACTGCCGGAACGCCCTCGCTGTCGTGGCCGTCCCACTCAATCGCTTCCTCCAGCGCCTCAAGCAGTTCCGGGGCGGCGGCAAACAATTGAGCATTCGCCCATTCAGTATCGCAAATGTCGCCAGGTGCGCCGTTCTCAATTGTAGCAACAAGGTATCGGTAATCACCTCGCACTGCTGCGACTGCACAGCGCAGATCGTCGCCCTTCTCCGCGCCTTTGATTGCCTCAAAAGGTCCCGGCGTATGTTGAACTTGGGTGGGGTGGGTCACTTCTTGTCTCCCAAAGGCAAAACCATCTGCTCAGGCTTTTTGGCTTCAGCCCAAGTTCGACCATCTGCTCGACGCAGTGGCCATGCACTATCAGAAGAAACGCGATGCTTGAGGCCCATAGGGGCGGCTAATTTCATCATAAAAACCTCCATCTAGAGGATCAACAATTCCACACGTTATACACGCCGTCAACGATTATTTTGTGAGACAAATCCATCAATGAAATTCATTGCGTCTTCAGCGCCATAAGCAACGTGAACTATGTTACCAAGTTGCTCAAGATACCGAATCCAATCGCGCTGGTCTGGCGAAAGCCTACCGCCCTTCACCCGCTTCATCTCAATCCACAGCGACCACTCAGGAATGAACAGGTCAGGGATGCCGCGCATTACCCCTTCTGACTTAAGCCTGGCTGCTGTTGCTCGACTTCGATACCCACCGTTTGGAACCGCAAAGATCCTGACAGGAGAATATTTACGGCGGAACCACTGCACGAAGGCTACCTGTTCTTCATGCTCGGTTGGGGTATATTCCTTCAAAACGGACACTCCCTTGAATAGACGGGACAGCAGTCCTGCATTGCAACAAACTCTGGCGGCGGGATCAGCTTGAACTCAAAGCATTCGCCTTGTCCGCCAAAGTGATCGCAAGTGTGGCAGCATCTCGGTGGACCCATAGCCAACCATTTCTCCCACTGCACAAGAAAATCAGGCTTAGGCGGTCGCATTAGTCCAACTCCTGCTAATTACACGGTGGTATTTGCCATCCATCTTATACTTAATCACGCTTGGCGGAGATCCGGCGTTCAGTGTCTCGGCCCAATCTACCAAATCGCCCCCCGGTGTAAATGACACACCGGCCTTTGATGCGATAAATCCGACCATGTTAAGCGCTTTTTCACCAGCATATCCAATGTGGGTAACCGGGAAATATTCTCTGATAGGCTTATCGTTCAGTGAACCATAATAAGTCACCGCCAGCATATTCTTACCGCTGTTGCGAGAGATATGCTCTCTCCAATCCCAGCCAGTGACATTGATCTCTGATGGCGAAAATCCCATGATGTCATCGTCACGAAGCCTCAGATCCCTTTCGTCTACTTCGGGCTCTGGGAACGGCTCCCCGCAAGCTGGGCAGGCTTTGGCGGAAATATGGACCAGTTCCCAGCACTTCTCACATGATTTAACCGGAGCATCGCCGTTGCCGCTACCTGACTTTTTTGGCGGCTGGATGGCGGTGATAGGTCCGTGCATCTGCACCACGCCAGCAAAGTCAAGGACGAGACAGTCTTCCTTGCCTGGTGCGATTCGCATTCCGCGACCGGCCATTTGTACATACAAACTCGGAGACATCGTTGGCCGCAGCATCGCAATCAGATCGATGTTTGGCGCATCAAATCCGGTGGTAAGGACATTGGCGTTCGTCAGACATCGGATCTCACCATCCTTGAACTGGCGCAGGATACGCTCTCGCTCGGCCTTAGGCGTCTCACCAGTAACGCATTCGGACCTAATGCCGCGCATGTTCATTTCCTGAGCCATAGCGCGAGAATGTTCAATTCCTGAACAAAACAGTAGCCATGACTTCCGATCTGCGCCGTAGCGCAGAATGTCAGTCGCAACATGTGTATTGTAGTTCACAGTGTTTACGGCTTTGGCCAATTCCGATTCGATCCATTCGCCGCCGCGTTTATGGACACCTGTCAAGTCATACTTGACATCTGTGAGCTTAGACCGAAGTGGCGACAGGAAGCCAAGCGCGATCAATTGTTCAATCAGCACCGGCTCGATCAGATCGTTGAAGATGGCTGGCTTGTCCGTAATCAGGCCGTGGCCAAGACGCCAAGGAGTGGCGGTCAGGCCGATCACCCGCATGTGTTCGTTAATCGCCATCAGATCACGTAGAAGTGTTCGGTAGGAGCCTTCGTCCTTGTGGCCAATAAGGTGGCAGTTGTGAACTCCTAGTCCATTAACGAAGAAAGAAGGGTGTCCACTGACTTGAAGGTTGAATACAGGTACAGGGCTTTCTCGTTTGATATGCGATACACGCGCCACCCTAGACCCGTTAAAAATTCTACCTTCTTTCGATCCAGCCCCTGCCTTTCGAGACTGCCGTGCGATCCTCCATCCAATTCGATTACTATCATCGCCTCGATATTGGCGATGTCCACCTTGTAGGCGTTCGGATACACGCCATTGCGATGACCGGCGTGGGTCTTGATTGGATGTTCCGCTATCCACCCATCCCCCAATGCATGGAGCAGCGCCAATTGCGGTAAAGGCAGCAATTGCCCGTTCCCGCCACGCTTTATAGGTTTGTGGCGAATTTCCTTCAGCCGATTGCTGATTTTTTTGCGGGCTTGGGCATTTAGGACGGTCGGACTGGATCTCTTGGCACACCGAACTGAGCAGTAATTTTGCTTGTTCCATAAAGCTTCCTGCATCGCGGAAATAATCTTTCCGTCCTCGCTGAACTTCACCCAAGGTTTGAATATTTCCCCACAAGCTGGACATGTCTTGGACGCCAAGAATATACGATCCGTTCTCCAGGCCCCTAGCCTGGCACCAGCCGTCTTGGGTGAAGAATGGATGATTTCCTGTACACTCGATTGAACGTCCATCCTCAAGCTCCACTAAATAGGTGTCAAAGGTTGGTTTACAGCTAATTGCCTCAACCACACCAAATCCACATTGATTAAGTACAATATCGCCGCATCTCACTTTGTCAATATCAACCTGGCCGCTGGGAGTTTCTACTTTTGTACCGGCGACAAAGCACTCATCGATGATGCACAGATCAATGTGTCCGATTTGCTGCGCCTTATTTCGGACAGACTGAATCCCGGCAAACGTAATCGGCTCATCCAGATCCTTGCGGCCAATTGACGCGGAGCAGATACCAAGCGGAGCTCCGGGCCAGTGATCGCGTAGTTTGGCAGCATTCTGCTCAATAAGCTCCTTCTGGTGGGTCAGCATCAAGATCCGCGTCTCTGGCCAGTTCTGGAGCGCATCTCGGCAGAGTTCCGCCACGATATGGCTCTTGCCCGATCCAGTAGGCAGCACCAGACATGGGTGGCCTTGGTGCTTGGACAGCCAGTTATAGAGATCTTGGATGGCGCGGGATTGGTAGGGTCGGAGGCTCATCCCACCACCTCCGCCCCCGGAAATGCAGCCTTAGCCGTTTCAACAAACCCGTCACCACATGCGGCTGGATTGGCGACAATCTCGCGGCTCTTGTAGCCATCAGGTCCGTTGATAACCTTCACCCCGTTAATGTCCCAAGTTACATGTAACCCATCGTCAGTGCCTTCAAATTCCCATGGCACCAGATCCGGATGGATGATGTGGTTATCGCATCCTTCGTGCTGGGCATCGTTCGGAATGATTGCGCCCCACAAACTACACTCAAACGTGCCATTGTCCTTTGGCGTGACATTGGCACATGTGCGGCAGTTGGCGTGTTTGACCGGCTCCTTCTCATGGCAAAACGCATGAGCGGCGCACATCTTACACTGATACCAAGTCGGATCGGTTGAACATGGCGGCGGCAGGCGCTCCTCCAAAGCAAGGCGCTTGCCACGGGCAATGTACTTTTCGGACACCGCCTTATCGTGGTGCAGCCATTCGGTATAAATCCGATCATCATCCTTGCAGACCGCATAGTAGAGCGCACGGTTGATGTTGGTGCCGTCCATATAGACGTTCATCTGCACGAAGTGCTGAAACTTTGCCTTCTCGACACCATGCTTGACCAGATCGTCGAAGCTCTTCTTCGAGTGCGTCTTGATCTCAAGGATGGCCGTCGATTTCGGCGCGGTCGGTAGGTTCTTGATGACACCATCCAGACTGCCAGAGACATGACAACCGAAGATAACGGATCGCTGAGTGTCGAATACATGCACACCAATGGCGCGCAGATCCGAAACCACCCAATCTTCCTCTTTATGACCACGGCGGAACAGGCGCAGTATCCGGCCCGGAAACGGTTCCTGAATCGCCCACCGGAAATTGAGCCACAGCCAACGGTCACAATGGTGACCAAGCAGACTGGCACCCATATGGGGGCGAGGCTTTGACGGACGGTCTTCGTGCGACTGATCGATCAGCGCAGCAATGCTATTGATGGGATCTGGTATCTGTGCCATAAAGTTAGTGTTCCATCTGTCCCAAAACTAAAACCCCAGCCCTTTGGAAGTCAGGGCTGGGGCTTTTTTATTACTTACGCGCCCAAGGCGGGGCCGCTCCACCAGCCGCATCGGCGGGTGCAGAAGACGGTGCGGGCGGGGTCGAACCGGACAGAGCCTTGAAGCCCTTCACCTGATTACGGGCTTCGTAACCTTCCTTCTTCTCAATATCGACCTTGATCTTGAGGCTACCGCCTATCAACTGATCGGTGTCCTTGATCTCGGTAATGCCGATTGCCCGCATGATCTCACCAAGCTGCTGGCGACCGATTTCTTCAGCGCGGGCCGACTTGTTACGAATGTTGATGTTTCCAAAGATCACACGGCCCTGGTGGGTGGGACCGACAATATCGTACCGGACAGCGATCATTTGTCCCGTCCCGCCCTTGGTGTCCCGCAGATCGGCGCGAGTAATGTTGGCATCATAGACACCAGCGGGCAGCGGATCGAAGCCACCATCTCCCTGAGGCAGATCGTTAGCGCTAAAGGACTCTCCAAGAAATGCCATGATTATTCTCCAACAGTG